AATGACAGTCTCGGATGAGAAGCCGATTTGAAAACGCCCCCTTGGTCTCCTGGTCGGCCACGTTGACAGCGTATGCCTGGGCGATCAGGCTCGCGTTGCTTGTGTCGTAGCTGTTGTCGATGAGAAGATTGACCAGGCCGAGGGCGTGGGCATAGCCGTCAGCGGGCGACCAGTTGATGACGGGGCTGGCGGTTCCGTCGCCGCAAATCCTGACGCCACGGCCAGAGGCTCCGAGCATGGGGTTGAACTGAGGCATGAACCCCATCAGGGTCACCGTGCCGGTGATCGTGAGCCTTTCGTAGTACGTCCCCGGCCAGATCAGCACGGTCGCCGGGTCGGTGTAGCTGGTTGTATTCTCGGCGGCGTCGATCGCCTCCTGGATCGTGCTGAAGTGGCGGCGATCGGTCGCCTCGGTGCAGTACAGCTCCGCCTCCGTGAACGCCGGGCTGACGTAGTAGATGTTGTCCGGGGCCATCGCCCTGGACATCGCCTTGTAGTTCTGACGCAGCTCCTCGCCGTGGTCCGTGTCGCCGTCACTCGGGAGAGACAGGCCCAGAAACTCCTCGTAACTGAAACTCATTGCAGGATCTCCTCGATCTCGAAGGACAGCGAGAACAGGCCGCCCTTGACGGGCACCGGCCGGAACTCGGTTCCAACCCAGCGGACGTAGACGTACACCGCCGGGTCACCGGACGGCAGAAGGTTGAAGGTGCGGGCCTCGAAGTAGGTCAGAAGGTCGTCGATCTCGGCCTCGTTCATCACGTTGATCTGGACGCGCCACCGCCTGGTCGTCGTGTACGCCCTGACCGACACCGGCAGGCCGAACCGCGTGTGGACGATCTCGCCGGCCACCTTATGGTAGTCCTCGGTCAGGTCGTCGGACCCGAAGTGGTAGGTCGGCAGCTCGTAGGCGACGTAGGACGATCCGCCGAACGCCGTGGTGCCGAACGCCGTGGACCCGAAGGTTGCCGTGGCGAACCGCGATCCGGGGATCTGGAACGCAGGACTGCCCATTACTTCCTCGCCCCTCTGTAGCTTTGGACCCGCTCGATCTCATCGACCAGGGCTTCGGCTGCCCGCCTGCGGGCGATGGCGTCCACGAAGATGCCCCCGCCGCCGGCGTTGATGCTGATGTTGTAGGTTCCGGCGCCGGCGGCGACGGCCTCGTTGGACACGACTGTCCCGGCCTGGTTGGGCACGAACAGCTCGGGGCCGCGCTCGCCCACGACGTAGGCCCTTCCCGGCAGCGCCGGGCCGCCATCGGCCAGGAAGCCGGCCAACACGGTCCCGCCGGGACCCAGGGACGACAGGCCGGCCTTGAGGCCCATCTTGACCAGGGCGCCGAGCAGGGAGCCGAACACGGAGCGCCCAACCGATGCCAGGTCGATCAGCTGGCGCTTGGTGTCGATGATGGCCCCGCCGATCGAGTTGGCGATGGACGTAGCCGCGCCGCGGGCGGCGCTGCCGAGGGCCTGTTCCATCTGGTTGGCAGAGCTGGCCGCGGTTGCGAACGTCTCGGCCCAGGATGCGCCCCACAGCTTGGCCTGGTCGCTGAACGTGTCGCCGAGGTCGATCAGGCTGGCCACCTCGTCGCCAAGGTCGAAGGCGTCGGAGAAGTCCTTGGCCGCGACAGCGGCCGGGGTGATCGAACGCTCAAGTCGCACGGCTGCGTCGGCGGCTTGGTCAAGTGCCCCGGCGGCCTGCCCGCCGAAGTCCAGGTTGGTCATCTCGTAGCCGAGGGAAAGCAGGCGGTCGATGTTGTCGCCGGCCTGCCCGGTGGCCTTGTTGAACAGGTCCCAGCCTGTGGTCCTGTCCAGGCCGACGAGCTTGACGAACTTCTGCCAGCCACTCTCTTGGGAGTTGACCTCATCGACGAAGTCCCTGAATCCGTCCTGTCCCTCTTTAAGGGACTCGACCAGCTCCGTCAGGGCCGGTGCCGCATCAAGCACAAGCGTCTCGCTGAACCCCTTGAACGAGGCCTTGAGGTTGGTCACGGCGTCCGCGTAGGCCTCGGCGGCGTCGGCCGCCTCGCCAGACATGGACAGCCCTGCCTCGACCGCTTCCTGCCGCATCTCGCGGATACCGGCCGCGCCGTTCTCCATCACCTGCAGCAGCTCGATGCCGCGCTGACCGAACAGCTTGGCCGCGATGGTCGTGCGCTCCGTCTCGTTCGTGACCCTGCCCATAGCGTCGGCCACGGCCTCGAACTGGCGATCAAGGGGCAGCTCGGCCAACTTCTGCGCGTCGATGCCCAGGGCGATCAGCGCGTCCTTGGCCTCGCCGGTGCCGTTGACGGCGTCACCGATGCCCACGGCGAACCGCTGCCAAGACTTGGTCAGGGCGTTGAACTGGACGCCCGACCGCTCGGCCACGAAGCGGTACTCGGACAGGGCCTCGGCGCTGACGCCCAGCCGCGCCGACAGCTTGCCGATCTGGTCCCCTGCCTCGAGGACATCGGCAGCCATGCGACCGAACTGCATCCCGCCGAGGGCGATGGCAACCGGGCCGAGAGCCATCTTCAGGACGTTGAAGGCGGTCGCGGTAGACTTGGCGGCCTTGTCCACCCGACCGAGGCCAGCCTGGGCCTTGTCGAATGTCCGCGAGAATTGGTCCTCGCCCTTGATCCTGACTTTGACTTCGTTACCGGCCACGGTGGCCCTCCACCCGCCTGAAGTACTCGCGCCATCCCACGAACTCGGACAACGCCATCTGGCTCAACTGCTCGACCGTCAGCCCCAGCCGGTGCGCGATCGCGTAGCGTTCCATCATGGCGTCGTCCATCGTCAGTTTCCCTCGTCGCCGTTCATCATCTCGACCGCGACGCGGATGACCTCGGCCGAGTCGTACCGGTTCATGATCTTCTCGCGGTCGGCCTGGCTGTTGAACATTCGCAGGCCAGCCTCCGTGCGTGCCCGCACGAACACGATTTCAGCCGCCTTGGCCGCGTTGCTCCGCTTCTCAGCCTGTTCGATTGCGTCCCAATCGGACAGGCTCATGCGACGCCAGTGGACGCGGACCTGGCCCTCGCCAAAGTCCGCATCCACCGACAGCATCGGGAGGTCAGGGATCAGCGCCACTAGGACACCGTCCCGAGGGTCATGGTGCCCCGGCCGGTGAACTTGGTCGTGATGGCCCCGCCCACGTCGCCGGTCACCTCGCATTGCGTGATCGTGACGGTCCCGGTGTAGCGGTAGGCCCCCGCACTGGTGCTGCCGCTCGGGTAGATGTTCACCGTGATCGACGATCCGGCAGCCAGGGCGTCCCGGATGTCCTCCTGGCCCGCGTCCGACGCGTCCCAGAAGCAGTCCACCGACACCGTGCCGTCGCTCAGGCCGGCGAGGTACACCTTGGCCGAGGCGGCCATCGGGGTCGCATCGACCTCGTCCACAGTCTCGGAGATCGACCAGCTGGTGAGCTGACCGACACCGACCGCGCTGATCTGGATGACGCCGCTGCGTCCGTGAGTAGCCGCCATTTTCTTCTTCCTCCGTGGTTAGGCCACGACCGTCGGGGCCGTGCCGTCCGTTCTGTAGACGACTCGCCAGTCCATCGTGGCCACGCCCGTTGGCTCCTCGGCCTCGTCGTCAGTTTGTATCGTCGTGCTGGCCAGCTGCACATCGACGACCAGGGCGGCCAGCGCGGAATCGCCCATGATCGCCGTTTCGACCTCGGCGCAGATGTTGTCCAGAACATCCGCGACCGTCGTATCGGTTGCGCTCGTCCGCGCCACGGCCTCGACCGTCACGGACAGCTCGCGCCATGTGATGTTGCCCATCTGGGCCTGGTCGCCGTTGACGACCTCGGAATCGCGGCCGACGAACACACGCAGGGCGGGCAGCTCAAATGTCGAAATCAGGTACATCGGGTTCATGAACACGTTGGCGCCCGTCGTCGTCAGGCCAGTGACGGCGTTGGCGATTGCGGTCCTGATGCTGGTCCTCGCGTGCGCCATCAGATCACCCCCGCCCGCTTCTTGAGCCGGTAGTCCAGTTCGTGCGGGAAACGCTCCTTGAACACCTGGTTGGCGCGGAACCGCACCGCGGCCCTGACGGCCCCGTCCAGCACGTCGCCGATCTCGAACTTGGCCTGGGTGATCGGATACCTGTCCCGGCCGACCCGCTTGTAGATGTAGGTCTTGCTGCGGCGGAAGTAGCCGAAGGCGCCATCGGCGACTGGACCACCCGCGACCGAAATGCCACGGCCGACCTCATTCACGTCCAGGAGGCCAGCGTTGCCGCGCCAGACCTTGTTGAAGTAGACCGCCGCGCTGCTCGCCTTCCAGCCTTCCCGGCCCTTCGACTTGGCGATCTTGAACTTGCGGCGGATGGACTTCTGCGTCATGCCAGCGGCCGGCGCGGCCACTCTTAGGCCAGCCGTGCGCCCAGCCGTCGCCGCCCTGTTCAGCGCGGCCCGCCGGGCGTCGGGGATGTCGCGGCCACCGACGGACTTGAGCATCCGCTTCGTCGCCTTGTAGGACAGCTCGATCCTCATGTTCATGAGTCCAGATCCCACTTGCTGCCGCCGAACCCGTCGCCGCCGTCGCCGTCAGCGGCCGAACCGGCAGACGGCTCGAGGATGAACACCGTCAGGCCGGTGCCGCCGTCCTGCTTGCCAACAACCGTGTACTCCAAGCTGTCGATCTCCACCGTCCACGACCGCACCACGTCGGCCACGTCGCTAGTTCTGCAGCTAATCGTCGGCTTGTACCCCTCGACCCCTGCGTACTCAACGAACTGGCGCTCGTACAGCCCATACGCCGTGACCGTATCCACGTCGCTCACAAACGACACCTGCTGGCCGAAGGCCTTAAGGATCGACAGGTCGTTGCCGTCAGACCAGTGGGTCACGACTTCCTCGGGCGCCCGCGGCGTTTCGGCTTCTCGTCCTCGTCCTCAACCTCGCCCACGGGCTCCACGTCCTCGACGTAGGGCACGGCGCGGCCGAGCGCGATGGCCTCGTAGGCCTTGCCCGCGGGCACGTCCAGGATGTCCCCGGCCACCCGCGGCTTGCCGTCCAGAATCACTCCGCTGATCACCTTGATCTTCATATGTTCACCTTCCCGGTGGAGGCGCCCAGGAACGAGCGCCCCCACCGTGTCAACCGACAGCACTAGGCCGTCAGGGCGTCGAGCATCACGCTGAACGAGCCAGCGTGGCGGACGTTCACGTCCACGGCCTGCAGACCGACGATCCGCAGGATGCCGTAGTTCGACAGGCTGTAGGGATCCACGATCAGATCCAGGCCGCCCCAGGTGGCCAGGATCAGGTCGGCCCAATTGCCGAAGAAGATCGCGGAGCACACGCCCGAGGACGTGCCCTTGGTCAGGGCCGAGCTGACCTGGTTGGTGCAGCCGGCCTTGTACCCGTTGACCTCGCCCATGCCGTTGACGCCGCCCATCCAGATCGGCTTGTCGCCGTAGGTGGCGTTGGTGTAGGTCTGCTTCAGCTTGTAGCGGACCTTGGGGTTGGTCAGGTAGCCAAGGCTGCCGATGTCGGCGTTGGCCACGGCCACGTCCTGCTCCAGCTCGAGGATGTGGGCGTAGGTCGGGGCCAGGCCGTTCGTGCCGCCGGCCACCGAGCCGATGCCGCTGACCGAGGCCAGGCCGGTGGGCTCCTCCGAGCCGCCACCATGCAGGGCGGCCAGGTCGATCGCCGTGGCCAGCGAGGCCGCGATGTCGTTCTGGACCAGCATGTCGGCGTCCGGCGACGACTGCTTCGACAGCTTGTAGCTGATATCGACGTAGGCGCCGACGATCTTCGGGCTCAGGCTGACCTGGCCGAAGGTGTTCGCGCCCTCGGTGATGGCCGTGGCCTCGGTGGACAGCCAGTAGGCCGTCGCGCCGGCGGTCCGCTTCGGAATCGCCACGTCGCCCACCAGACCGTTCATCTGGGTCGCGCCCATCTGCACGCACATGGACTTGTTCCGCAGCACGTCGATGAAGGCCGACGCCATGTGGTCGGTGCCCTTCAGGTAGCCGCCACTGGCGGCCGTGCCGACGACCAGGTCACGCTGCGAGCCGACCAGAACGTCGTGCGGGACCATGAGGCCCTGCGCGGCGCGGCCGGTGGCCTTCTCGGCCGCACGGCTACACTCAAGCTCGAAGGCCGCCTCGTCCTGGGCGCGGCGGTCGTTCGGGTTGGCCAGGGCACGGACGGCCTTCAACCAGCTGAACCGCTGGATGTCGCGCTCGCTCATGCCGACCGCGGGCGTGGCGTCCACCTTGCGGACCTGGCCCAGGGCCTCGAGGGCCACCATGCGGAACTCGTCCACCGTGGTACCGTCGGTGATGTGCTTGTCGGCCAGGGAGTCCAGGCCGTGGGACTTGGCGA